AATATAAGGGTTGCAGGACGTATGTTCTTGGACAACCAAGAGTCAGAACCCATGTCTGCTTTAAGTCGCTCTGTAAGGTTGTTTTGTTCTATTTTGTAATATTCGAGTTCCATTTCAGCAAGTTTTTGAGCAGCTTGTGGGTCACCAGCAATAGCCTTCGCAACGGCATCAACAGAATCAGACACGCCAAACTTACTAGCCAAAGCGGTAACAGCAGAAGCACCCAAAGGACCAGCGACAGCCATTGCCAGCGTGGGTGCGACACCCTTGAGAAGATTGAGTAGCTCATTCATTGCTTTGCCTTTCCATTAACCTTAATTGTCGGTTTATTTGTCTCTCTTTTTTCTCCAACCTCACCTCGGCTTTTTGTATCTTGATCCACATACTAATCAAGACTGGCGTGATGATTAAGATAATAGTCAGCATTACACACACAAGGATCAGAATGCTTCGATAAATGAATTTATCCATACTGCGTATAGCCAAGAAACTACGAGCAGCGTGATAAACAATCCCATGCCAAGCTCAATCTTTTCTTGTCTTAACCTTTCCTGTCTGTAAGCCTCTATCTGTCTTTTGATTCTAATTTGTTCCTTGCGTTTTTGTTGTTCTGCTTGAACCTTGGAGTAGATATTGTTGTAATTCTCCCAGAGTGGTCCGAGCTGATAAGGCACACTTGCACCCCTCATCATCCCACTCAACTTGACATAGCTCTGGTCTAGTTCGTTTTTGAAAACAGAGAGTTCCAGAATCGTCTCAGGGTCTGGATCAACGCTTGAAAATACTTCTTCATATTTGATTTCCACATATTCGGTTAACTCCTTGTGGTGTCTAAAAAAAGCACCTAAGTGCTTAATAAATTGCTGGACAATCTCGGCTTCATTAGGAATGTGGGTTGTATAGACTTCCTTCTTTTTCGCCACAGGCTTTTCGTCTGTGGCTGCTGGCTTGGACTCGGCTGGCTTTGAGCCACCAAATAATCCGCTAAAGAATCCCCATATCCCTTTGACTTCCTTTGCGATTGCTTGGGCATCATCGGTTGCCTTCTTTATCTTCTGTACAGCGACCTTGCCTTGAGACAAGGCATCGCAGCAGTATGTAATCCCGTCATACGCCAGTTGCATTGCCTTGAAAGCAGCGCCAATGGTGATGGGATCAAACACATCACTTCTTTATGTCTTTATAAATCTGGTAACACTTGTGGCAGATCATCAAGACGGTGTAGATCAGAGTCGCCCACAGCACCAGCTCGCCTACCTGATAGCCAGCGACAGTTGCCAATGACACGCCTACTGGCGGTGCTACCTTGGCAGCAATAGCCCCGACGGTTTCTTCTTGGTGTGTCACGCTATGCCCAATGCTTGTTTAAGTTTTGCTAACTCTGTCGGGCTTTCCAAAATCATGTCGGTTAATGACTTAGGTGCGTCAATTTGAATTTGCTCTGGAGGATTAGGGTCTGTAAATGTGCCGTTTGCGTAATGCCAATTTGGGCTTACATTGTCTGCTTGAATAGCTACATGACCATCTTCAAATCCAGCGGGAGGCGTAGTAGGTTGTGACTCATATTCAATGACATTGACAACCACACCATTTTTAACGATTGCGTATCTCATACATAGTACTCCGTGATAATAATTCCACCAGCGCCACCAGCACCAGCTGTACTGCCACCAGTTCCAGCAGCACCAGCTGTACCGCCAGCACCAACAGCATAAGAATATGTGGCAGATGGAGAGTTAATTAGTTTTTCACAATATCCACCACCCGCACCGCCAACAGATGCGTATGTAGTTGCGTCACCGCCAATGCCACTACCGCCACCACCAAAAGCATTACCAGCATTTCCAAATGCACCAGAGCCGTTTGAGCCTGGTGCGCCACCGCCACCCAAAACAGAAGTCCCACCAGAACCACCAAAAGCACGAAAAACAGCAGGAAGAGAATTTCCAGTAACTGCACTAGGAGTTCCACCAGTTATATTTATATCGCCACCAGAGGCAGAACCTCCCGTCATACTTTGACCAAATCCACCTGTCAAACTATTTGGTCCACCACTTCCTCCATTGGCAGTTAATAATGATGTTCCAAAAGTCGTAGTCCCACCCGTACCGCCATTTGTAGGACTTCCCGCATTGCCAGAGCCACCACCGCCACCGCCACCACCAACGGCTCTAACCCAAATGGCTTTTACATTTGCTGGTGTTGTATAAGTGCCAGAACCGCTTGTGTAAACAGTTACTGTGTGTGCAATAGAAGTTAAGCCTGTACCTCCAGAAGCAACTGGAAGAGCGTTAGCTAATGTGACAACCTGTGCGGTGCTAACAGTTATTGCCGTAGTGCCAACGGTCTTAACTGTCAATGCGGTAGAAGCGTCTGTATCAATACTTCCACCAATCTTCAAAACCTTACCAGAGCCAACATGAAGACCGACCGATGTTCCAGTACCTGCTGCTGCAAAGAGCGCATCTACCGAGTCCAGATCGGTATTGATCTTCGTACCCCATGTATCGGTACTAGCCCCGACTTCGGGTTTAGTAAGTAATAGGTTGGTTGTCGTGGAATCTGCCATAGTTCACCTTCATGCTGGGACTTGCGTCCATGTTTCTGAATTGTCTGCGATTGCTGTCCAAGTCTCTGGCGTATCTGCCTCTGCCGTCCAAGTCTCTGCCGTGTCTGGTATTGCACCCCATCCAAAGCCAATCATTGTCCCGACCGAGCCAGATGCCTCAGCCCCAATTATCTCAATACTTATGCCGTTTGTAACGCTACCGACTGAACCAGTACCTTCGACACCAGTAATGGCAACAAAGGAGATTGTCTCTGGTGACATCGTGCCGACAGCACCAGTTGACGAGCTACCTGTGAGAATTGGAGATACTAAGACTGAGTTAACAGATAAGGTTGAATCGTTACCTGTAATGGCAAAACTTAAAGATATGCCGACCGAGCCGACATTACCCGTGGCAATGTTGCCGTCTTCTTGCTCGGATATGTCTACGCCAAGCGTGCCAATACCAAGGGTTGACGAATTATCACTAATGACGACATTACCGATGCCATAGACACCTAAGCCGTAGTAGCCAGAGCCGTAAGCAGCCATTGCGCTGCCTCTTTATTAAGCGAGTCTGATCAAGCCTGTGCTTGAATCATTTGTCGGCATGGTTAAGGTAAATGTTCCAGCCGTAACGGTCTGAGAACCGAAGGTGTGGACGCTGACTGCCTTATTAGACTGGCTTGAGTTGTAGATCAAGACAGCATCAAAGGCAGTTGATAGGGTCACATTGGAGTATGTGATGCTGGCGCTTGGAGTCACAAATGCCGTCGTGCTGGTAGAGCTTGGCGCTGTACCAAATGTCACCGTAGCACCGCCAGCCGTGTAGTTAGTGCCAGATACCTCACCAGTTGCTGAGTATGCAGTCGTCGTTGCGTTGACCGTTGCAGACGCAAGGTATAGCGCAGCCTTGAAGGTGTCGGCAGTTGATGCGGTGTGAGCTGGGACGCTAGTTGAGAATGCGTGTACAGCGTTGAGTAAATCAACCTTGAAACTTGTACACATTGCTTGCGTGTTAGCCATAAATTTCCTTAACTTAAAGATTGGGCGACTGCTTCACCAGTCACATTTCGTTTTAAGGTCATATGGACTGAGCGATGCACAAGCTCGCCTTCTAGCCAATATTCCACCCAGTTCGTCGTCTCGTTGTCGGTGTCGGTAGTGCCTTCTCGCTTCTCCAGCAAGGAGACATCCATCTCACCCTTTGTCGTGTTTACTAGCATCTGTTATCCCAAAGTCCTTGCGCGTGCAATCAATACACCGCCAGTTGAAGAGCTACGATCATCTGCTTGCGTGACCTCTTCAAGACCAGCTCGGTACATCGATGCCCATACAGCAATTCTCGCATCATCTTGCAGGTACGGTGCTGCTTGCATGAGAGCACCGTACAAGTAAACATCAGGTGCAGCAGTTAGTAAAAAGTTTGTTGTGTTCGCAGTTGATAACTTACTCAACTTTGCGTAATAAATAAGCTCACCTGTATATGCGGTGTCTGGTACTGGTAGATAGCGAAACTGCTCACCCACCACCGTGAAAAATATAGGTTTGGCAGCCGAACGATAAGTAACCGCCAAGGTGTCCATTGAGTCGATAGTCTCAAACCCCAATGGGGTGACGGGGTTGGTATCGAGCTTGAAAGACTTGACTTCCAAGAAGTCATTGGGTACTGCTGAGTATTCGGTAGTGATCGACGCAGTAGCACGCACGATCATCTGTCTGGTGCGCAAGTTTCTCTCGATCTGAGCCTCTGCCAAACTAATAAAGTCAGGGATAGCAGTCGTCAGGTCTGTGCGGTTAAGCCAGTCCCCGACCGAGGTCTTCAGTTCAGCATAGGTTGTGAGCGCCATCTTCAGCCTTTTGTGCTTTCTCCAAGTCGCGCATCACCCAAGTGTGATCGTGCTTGAATTCAAATGTCCCAATGTGTCCGATCTCTTTGGACACATCATGGTCTATGTAGATTTTAAAGCCAGCAGCCTGTGCTTTACGGCAAAAGAATACATCCTCTCCAACATACCCGCGCTTATCGGTACGCCAAGGAGTATCGAACCAAGGTTCACTCAAAGCCTCAAAGACCTTGCGCTTGATCAGCATGACACCCATGCCAATCGAGCCGACTTCCTCAATCCCTGTGGACTCTGGCATCGTGTAGATGAGCACACGCTCACCGTTCTCGTCATAGCGCTGGGCAGTTGGACCTGTGGGCATCCTGCGCCTTGCACAGTTCGTTGCCACGACATCCAAGTCATGCGCTAAGAGTCTCTCAATCATGTCTTGCGGGAAGGTCATGTCTGAGTCAACAAACAAGATATGGGTACAACCCTCTGCCATTGCGTCTAGACACAGATCAGCACGCTGGGTCTGGATAAGTGTTCCTTGCATAATCTTCAAGGACACGGCATCAGTCGTGTTAATCGTGTGGTGCGCCACCATGTTGGTCATGCAAAAAGCATAATTTGCGTGAACCATGTCACGCGCTGGTGTGCAGACTGCAATGTAGTTTGGGGTCATAGTTGTCCTGATCTAGTTCTGAAATACTTGTTTTCTGGGTCATTTAGCCAACGCTTCATGTAGGCTTCGTCTTCTAGCTTGCCTTCAGCCTTGAGCTGGAAGTAGATAGACATCGGGATGCTGGCGACTCTGCTCCACTCGCCCCAACGAGCACGCTCATCGACCTGTGCGTACTCTTGCTTATTCTCTTCAATGATCGCAGTCACATCTTGCTGTGTGTGAATCGTTGCCTGATTCGTTTCATCGTTAAATTCAAATGTGCGCGTGATCCCCTGATCAGCGTCTGTACTAAATAGTCTTTTTTCAATCATGTAAAAAAAGGGTCTGAGTTTCCCCAGACCCTTCGTTAGTTCAATTAAGAAGTAACTAAGTCAGCAGCAATGCCGTGAGCATTCTCTGCCAATACTTTGTGACCCCACTCAACGATCAGCATACGCTTTTCAGCGTCGCCAGTCTTTGCCAACTCAACTTGTTGGTAAGGACGCAACATAGTGACTTTTGCGTAATCTGGATCGATCACGAAAGCGTCACGCTCGCGCTGGAAGCGATTAGGCACGACTTGCACATTGCCGAAGTCAGACACATAAATGTCTGCTGCGCCAATGATGGTTGCAGGACGAGCACCGCCATCAATGTTGAAGCGTGAAGATGCGATACCAGAGAAGCCAGACACGCGCTGCTTGTTGACTGGACCAGTCATCAAGATTTTTGGTGTACCGCCAGAAGTCCAAACTTGTTGAATAACATTCTTCAAGATGGTCTCTGTGAAAGTACGCACATTGCCGTCACTACGAGCGCCAGTAGGCACAGTCGTGTAAGTGGGGTTAGCACCGTTCGTCTGCATATCGTAGTTAGTCTTGATGAAGGCTTGCAATGAAGCAGTACCGCGAGCTGTTGTGGTGTTACCAGCAGCAGCGACAGCACCGTTCAACATTGAAAACTCTTGATCACGCTTCAACTCAGCGCTACGCTTGGCAATTTGGTATGCCAATTCAGAGCGACGACCAGCCTTGTTGACGGTCTCTTCAGTTGCAGACAAGACGATTGTTTTACGGCTGATCTGTGCATAGTTTTGCAAACGCACAGTAGCAGTAACGCTATCGAAAGAAGTTACATCGTCGCCTTCGAGCTGCTTGTTAGCTGCTGCGGTTGCAAGTGTGTCGGTTTGCCACTCAAACAATGAATTGCTGATTGACTCGCGTCCGACATTGCTCATGTAAGGAGTCTCTTCGGGAGCGATATTAGTGATGATGTTGGATAAGTCCTCGCGGATACCCTTCGCATCAAATGTGGTGAATGTGTTGGTTACGATTGCCATTTGAGTGTCCTATTTCAAAAGAAGTTCTATTGCGGAGGCAGCGTCATTGACGCGACCTGACTTTGCAAGACGCTGTTTTGCGCGTGTACTTTCAGTTGTTGTAGAGACGCGACCTGCTGCACTAGGCTTGGCGGGGCGAGGACCGTTGTTGATCACAGGCTTGATCTGTCCACGCTTGGACATCATCTGGTCATAGAGTGCTGCTTTACGCAACGCAATGACAGCTCTGTGGTCATAGACATTCTTGAGTTCATCCTCACTAAATCCGATCTTCTGACCAAACTCAATAAGTAGAGCTTTTTCAGCCTTAGCCTTCTTGGAGTCTTTCCATTCGGGTACGGCTTGGATTAGGGCTTCTTGCTGTGTGGCAAGGTGAGCTTGCATCTCCTGTGCTCTTTGATGTGCTGTGAGTTGAGAAAGTCGCTGCTGCTCAGACTGAATAGCTGCGAGTTTGTCTTGCTTCTGGCGCATCACTTCTGACTGTCTCACCCACTCGATGGGGTCTTCGTTATAAAGACGATCCATATCGACAGGTGCTTCAGTTGACTCAAGTTGCTGTTTCAACGCTCCCAATAACTGGGCGTACTGTTGACGCTCGGCACGAATTGCACTAGCCTCTGCCTCGACAGCCTTACGGGTCTCGGCAATTTGCTGTGTCTTTCGTGTGTAATCCTGAGTTCGAGAATATCCTTTTTGAAGTTCGTCTAGCGTGACATCGATCTCTTTGCCGTCAACTTTGACGGTGTAGACCTCTGTTGGCTTTTCTTCTTCTTCGGTTTCTTCATCTAACTCTGATTGTTCCTCTGTCGTTTCTTCATTGGATTCGTCGTCTTGCACATCCAATTCTTCATCGACAGAGACCGCGACATCGGAAGTATCTTCCTCAGTCAAACGCGCCTTGTCAGTTTTCTGCTGTTCTCCGTCTAACGGCAACATCATCTGATCAAGAGCACTAGCTGCATCAGCTACAGACATAGGGGTTTGGTTTTCCATTTCCTTAGTCCTTTACACCAACGACTTTTGTTCACGCTCAATCTGGCGCTGTGCAACTTTCCCGTTATCCATGATTTTGGAAATCTCGGTTCGGAAGTTATCAATCGCACGCAACATATGCCAAGCGTGTTCTCTCTTCGTGATGTCCTCTGGTTTCGTATCTTTCCAAAACCAGACGGCATCATTCTCCATTTTTAGTAAAGCAGTTGAGAAAGCCTCGTCAGCGATTAGCGACTCAGCCTTCTTGCCTTTTCTTACATCTTCTTCTTGTTTACTCACTTAAACCATTCCTTGTGGGTTGATGGGTTGCATTGGTGCTGGCTGGGCTTGCGCCATAGCTTGCTGCGCCAACGCGCCTTGCTCTCGAATAACCTCGCGGTTGACATTCTGCTCCGCAACAATTTGTGCGGTATTCAGTTGTGTGTTGTACTTTAACTCAAGTTCCATTTGTTTAAGTAGTCTATCTTGACTCATTTGATCGCGTCTAAAGTCGTCGTCCATGATCATCTTCTGGCGCTGTAACTCAAGATCGGCTGCCTTTTTCTGGATGTCTGCACGAATAGACTCGGCTTGCACCTGAGCCAAGACCTCTTCGGGGCTTGGTTTTGGCGGTGCTTGCGGAGGAGTCCATCCCTCTGGGATGTCCATGAAGTAGCTCGATGCGTCCTTGAATCCAGAGAGTTCGACAATCTTCTTCAATGTATTGACATACATCTGTGGAGACACAACGGGATTATTAAGACCGTACTGGTTAAGGAGTGATTCTTGTTTACCAAGAATTTGCATTAGTTGCATCTGGCGCTCATTGGTGTCGCCATTGCCCAGACCGATATTGATGTTGACATCCATCGTGTTATCCCATGCGCGTGGATCAATTTGCACCCACTTGTTGCGCAGTCGGATCATGCGTGGTTTGTCTTGATGAGTGGTAACCAAGAAAAGGATCGTCTTAAACAGCTCCTTCATGCCCTCAGCCATTAAGCGAGCTGTCAACTCAATGCGTCCTTGGCTGGCGCTTACTGTGGCAGCCACGGCAGCCTTGGTGCTTGACTGCAACGCATCTGGGTTCAAACCCATAGATGCCTTGGACATTCCTGTGCGACCTTCCTTGATCTGGTCTAGGTAGTCCAGAACTGGGAAGGCAGCCTGTCCGACAAATGGAGTTACCAACGGCTGCACCATATTCGGAGCACGCGCACGAATGATTGCGCCTGTCTCGTTATTGAGTGCATCGTCAATGTTGACCTGACCCTCAACGATCACGGTGCGGGGATGGATTGATTGCGCCAGCGAATCCAATGTGTTGCGCATGACTTCGGACTTGATCTCTTGTAAGTCGCGTGTAATGTCAAAGATCGACATCGCCTCAAGTGGTGATGTGTGGGGTTCTGGATCGCAAGGGAATTCAATAAACGGGATGTATGACGCTGGGAGGTTACGCACCATCTTGTAGCCAGCACCCATAAAGCACATCTTGCGCAGCTCAGGGATGCCGTCGCCATCAAAGTCAACCTTAGCGTAGCCCTCAACATAGAGGACGCGCATCATCATCGGGTTAGCGCTCTCTGTCAAATACTGGTTATTTGCCAACGGTGCGCGTGCCAAAGCCTCTTCGTTGTCGTTCAAGTCGGACGAGCCAACATAGTCTGTGACCTCATCTTCGTCGTACCCCATAGCAATCAGTTCAGCCACAGTCGCCATCTTGCGGTGACCGATAAAAGGTGAGTCTTTGAACGACATTGCTTGGCGAGACAAGAGCAATTCTTCTGGCGGTAAACACGCAACATGGACGCGCTTGTCAACAATCTTCCTCTTGACCTGCACATCGTGCATCATGGCTGGGGGTAGGGGCATTCCAGTCATCGGATCGATCTGCATTGCACCCTGCATACTCTCGTCTGGGTAACTCGCAACGATCTGCACATCTGCCTCGCCCTCTTGCATGAGAATCTGCAATGTCTGGTCATCTAGACCCGAATATTCCTCAATTCGTACCGACTCCGAGCCCTCGATATAGCACTTGACAATGCCACATTTGCGCACCAGAGCGTCTTTAAATGTGGCGTATGCCACCATAAAACCGTTGTTGTCGTTGTTAAAAACATAGTTGCAGTAGTCTGTGGCTTGCTGGGCGCTGTCTACATCCTCTGGACCGCGAGGCACAAACTCCACCGTGTTCTCGGTAGAGAAAAATACCTTCATCAACGACGGCAGCATGGCAGATACGGTGTCGCGCACTTCCATCGCCACCACTTGCGAGCGACCCTCTTCCTCGTTTCCGAATGGATCGCCACGGTAATACTCAGTACCGCGAGCGCGGATAGGACTCAAGTCAGAGTCGATGTAGCTCACAGCGTCTGTGATCTCTTGACCCATCATTGCTTCCAAGTCTGTGTCTGTCATTGGTTCTAGCGTCGGGTCAACCTGTGACGCGATGTCGGTGCTCAATCCCAGCTCGTTGGTAATGTTCATTTTTTGCCCTTTTGCAATACGACATACATGGAGTCCACAGCTCGCGGAGTCCTTAACAGTTCTTCTTGCGTCAATTTTAGGTCTTGTGCGATGGGATTTAACCTAAATTCCAAGCTCGTCATGTAAAACCTATCTTCCCAGCCAAGATACCAATACCATTCGCAGTAGTACGCCCAAGATTTTTCATTGAATGCTCTCAAGTGCGTCGGGTCTTGCCACGCGCCATAGCTCAAGTCATAAGGCACATGGATGCGCATCTCGCCACCGACTTTTAGTAACCTTTTGCAGCTCGTCATCGCACCGACCAGATCAGGCAGGTGCTCAAGCACATCATTCGCAAGAATAGCGTCAAACATCTCTGGCTGCACCTCAAAGTCACCGAGCCTTGTGGAGATGGTGTCGCCCCAAGGCACATTGCAGATGTCGAGTAACCAGTCGTGCTTGACGCGCAACTGAATATCTGCGTTGATGCAGTCGTCTCGAAAGTCCTTGCCAGAGCCTAGATTAAGAACCAAAGAAGTGCTTGACATACTGAGGACGGTGCTCCTTGACCCAAGGCACAGACGCTGCAACTAATTGCTTGGAGTCGTCGCCCGTTGTCTGGCTGCCGACATGATGGACATAAGCGCTTGAGACAAAGTGCTCGTAGCCCTGATTGTTGAGGTCTGCGCAGCTCACATCATCTGAGAACCAATTAAGTGGGGGGAATCTGCCGTGATGCCATGCGTCACGACTTATGTACGCAAAGATCGGTGCAATGTTGTTGGCGTGACGAATGAACTGCTCGGACTTGAATCTGCACATCTCTAGGTGATCACCGTCTGGGTTGTAGCGAATGTTTTGAGCTGGTCTCACATAGTCACTTCTTGCGCCAACCCAGCCGACATTGACCTCCAGCTCGCGGATCACCTCAACATCTTCCAATAGGCGCTGGTAGCTCGTCGGTGTCAGCACCACATCGTCATTGCAGACGATGCACGCCTGTGCATACTTCAATGCGTCGTCGATTACTTCGTTGTAATCGTCGCCAAAGTTACGGGGTTCACCAAAGATTAGCCTTGCGTTCTTGTAGCCAGAGACGACTCTCTCTGTGCCACGCAAGTAGACAAATGCCTCTGGCGCGTATTGCTTGATGGACTCAAGCAGAACTGGCAATCCCTTGCCGTTGACCGTCGATATGCAGATGGGGATCACTTCTTAGCCTTATTCCTTGCGGAGATCGCCTTGGCTTTTGCCTTGGCATCGGCTTTTGAGCTTGCACCCCAAGCGTTGAGACTCAGAAGGAGACGGGTCTTTTCACCGTCCTTGTACTCAGGACCAGCGTTACCCGCCATGCGTGCTAAGAAACTTGCGCGTCTGGGGTTGTCGCCTGACTTGACGGGGGGCTTGAGGTTCATGCCTTCAGCTTTCGCGGAGGCACGACCTTTAGCGTTCAAGCCACCAGTTGGTGACTTGCCCTCTTTCCTCTGCCAAGCTGCTGTCACTTCTTAGCCTTCGGCTTCTTGGCAGTCTTGGCAGCCTGTTTGAAGTCGGCAGCAGACGGTGCTGCCTTAGAGCCGACCTTGTTCATCTTCTCGCCTGAGCCAGTCGATATGCGTTTTTGCTTCGCGTTAATATTTTGATAAAGTCCAGTTTTCATGATTTCTCCTCGTAGTCTTCGCCTTCTTCCATGTCCTCGTCCTTGGCTTCGCCAGTATTAGGACCACCCACGACCCAAGC